ACTTATTAACGTTTAGTGGATTAATTAATATCTCGTCAGAATCTAACCATAAAATCCAATCTCCACTTGCATTTTCGATAGATAAGTTACGAGCTTCATCAAAGCCTATTTCCATTGGTGACTTAATAGAAATGGTTTTAACTATTGGCCAATTGCCTTTAATTCCTTCTTTAAAATTATATATGATGTTGTGAGTATTATCAGTTGTTGTTTCATCAATGGCGATAATAATCTCATCAGAAATATCTTTAACAGAATCTAGGCATTTCTTTAAACTATCTTCAGCATCTTTAGCAATCATACAAGTAGAGACTGTTTGCTTAGGTACTATTGTTCTGAACTTACGTTCATAATCAATACTACGAGAACTTAATCCAACAGGATTGCTAAACGTAGTGATATAGCTTCCTAATATATCTCCCCACTTATCTTTTCCTGAAGGAGCTAAAGCAACATTGAAGTCTGGGAAGTGCCCCCATAATTCATGTAAATCTTCACGGTCAAAGTGATGAACGTGTGCTCTCCAAGGGTGATGCTCTTCATAACCAATTGCTTCCCATGCACCAAATGGAGTCGTTAATATCATTATAGATTTATCGTTCTTTAAATAATGAGATAACGTATCAACATAATAAGCTGGGTTACCAATGTGCTCTATAACTTCAGCAGCTATAATGCAATCTACTAATGGTAGCTCTTTGATGTCTGCACCTGACTTACCGAATACTGTGATAAGTCCATCTTCTGGGTCTTGCTTGATTGTTCCGTGGATGAATCTTGCGTTTTTGATTTCTTCACCATCGCACCAGCTATTCGCCTTCTCAACATTAGACTCAGTAATGTCAACGCCGATGAAGTTGAGCAATGGGAATCTTTTGGCAAGATTAATCGTATAGTGTCCATGAGCGCAGCCATAATCCAATACGGTACTGCCAGAAGGAAGGCGACCAATAACACTGCTGACATGCTCAAAACGACCATTACCATCAAGATTCTCTGCACCATAGTCTACACCTCTGTCTTTTTCGTAATCATAATATGATTTATAATGCTCTTCCCAAGTGTTATTGAAAGCGAAGCCATAGCACTCAGATAACTCATTAGATACTCCGTTCAAAATACGGTTTTGATAGACGTAGTCTACATCTAAAAACTTATCTAAAGCATAAACATCACTGTTGTGTAACATGTGACGAGCCTTAGCATTATCTGAGCGATTTCTGTCAAGGCAAACATCAATAGCTTCTAACGTCATCTCTGCTGCAATATCCCAACTATAACGGCGTGCTGCTTTTAGTTGTTTTTTAGAACAGCCTTCTGTCTCTGTCCCAAAGTTAGCAATAGTGTAAACAAATTTATCTAAGTCAGGTAGACCGTCTTCAGTTAGTTCTAATAAGATAGAGCCAGAGCCTTCACAAGTCTCTGGTAATGCGCCTTTAGTTGTTGATATAAACGGTAGACCTGCTGCCATACATTCCATAGCCGTTATACAACTTACTTCTTCAAAGTTAGGTTGTTGTGGCCCTGGAGTTGGATAGACCATAGCATCACATTGACGCATGACGTCTGCTAATTCTTGTTTAGTTAATGAGCCTAAGATAGTTACATTGTCTAATTCTTTGCAGCGATTATTTAAGTATTGATAATATTGTTGAGTATCAGCTGTTGTGTTTTCATAAGCACATACATATAGATGATACTTAGAATCTACTTTACCAAGGCGTTCCATAATACCGTTATGTGCAACTAAGTGCTCTAAGCCACGTTCAGGGCGTGAAGAGTAAAGGAGTTTAGTTTGTTCACTAGTATTTTCATAGTTAGCCATGTCACCACGACCACCATTAGTTTCACCTTCAAACAAACTTAAATCAACCCCGTTTTGAATAGCGAATACGTTATTATGATTAAGGCTGTAAGTTTCAATGTATTGTTTTTTATGAAATTCACTAACCGTGAGTATGCCGTCGATGTTCCATAGGTTACTTTTAACTGCTGCATCATTTCGTACCTGTGCTAAGTCATGTACCCACCATAGCTTAATCTTAGAAGCCCAATCATATTGGAATGAAGATGGATGACGTTGAATAATTAAAACATCATGTGGAGTATTCTCTGCATAAAAATGGAAGCGTTCACCTAATGGAGTTGCTTCTGTTGCGTTACCAGCAAAGACGTATTTAACACCGTCCCATTCACCTTCTTCTTGGCTATTAGTAAAGATAGTTACACGGTGACCTTTGGCAGCGAGTTCTTTGGCCATATAATAAGCCGCTGTTTCACTACCGCCTAATGATTCGTTTTTAATGGTCTCGCCGTTGAAAGGTAGACCCATGCAGTGCATGACTATGAACATTGTTCATTACTCCTATTATTAATAATAATTAACTCATCTAAAGGTATCTGACCTGTAGACTTGCGGTGTTGGTAGTTGAGAACGCACTCGGCACGAAGCCTGTCAGCACGCTCTTGCTCACTACGCAATCGAGCAGCTTTTTCAATAGAGCTTACATTCTCTTTTGACGGAGCTACTAAGGCCATTACTTCTTATCCTTACCTTTATTTTCGTCTTTACCTTTCTTTCCACCTACTGGTACATGTGCCATTTTACTTCTCCTAATTTAATCTAAAAAAGACTCAGGGGATTAACCCTGAGCCAACACTCACTTAATATTAAGTAGAGCTATTTACTGCCGTTAATAAGAAGGCATAGCTTGAGCCTGTAATCTTCTCGTCCTGGTAGTAACCAACTTCAACGTCTTCAGACTTAGTACGGCTATCATACGGGTGGCGTTCCACTTGCATGTTAGGTAAGCCAGCACCTTGCCAACGGATAGAGTAACCGAATGAAGGGTCATCAAAACTTGCTGAAGCTGGACGATGATATAACAATACGTTATCACCCCAGATTTCAGACAATGACTCTGATTGACCTTCTTCACCAGTATTCTTAAACGCATCACCAATATGGATGTTAGGGACTTGTAAAAGTTGAGCTACGTCAGCAACACTAGGATAACCACCACCATTGTTAGTACCATTGATTAGGTTACGAACAGTCGAATCTCGACGGAATGAATCCCAAGCAGCTGGTCCAAATACGATGTCAGTAACTCGTTTACCATTAGAATAGAATACGTTATCAATTGCAGTATTCATGTCACCTAATGGGTCACCAGCACCACCCCAACCTGAACTAACAGCAGAGCTTGAACCAACGTTAGACGTATTATTTACTAATGTAGCCACACGAATTTCTTCATCTAATCTTAAGTGGTCAAGAATAAGACGAGTCTTACTCATAGCACGATCAGAAGCAAGAACTGGGTCAGCATTAACTTTATCTTCAATAACAACGCCTGCACTTAATGCATAGTTATTAGCGAAGTAAGTAGCTGAACCTACGTTCTCAACAACTCGTTTAGCACGAGTACCAGGCGCACGTTTAGTGTCTTGTTGACGTAAACGGTCACCACGGTCAAACACTGGATATAAATCTGATTGCTTACCAACTGTTACTGTTGGAAAAATCATATCAGCAATAAATCCATCTGGGCGATAGCCCATAGCAAACTCACTTAAGAGTTTATCAATATGTAAATCTTTAGATACAGCACCCATAATGAATACCCTCCTAATTAAGCTTGGCCAGCAGCGAAGTTAAAGATACCTTCACCGATAGAGCCAGAAGTTACAGTCGATAATGCTCGACCAAAATAGTCATCACCAGAACCTGCTGCTGTAATCCAACCAGAAGCAGAACAAGTTAAACGACCGCCTGTTGTAATTGCACCACCAGCACGATAGCGAGAACGACCTGAATAAGTTAATTCAGCGTCTTCACCACTTTCTGGTTTATTTTGCAACATGCCAATAGCTGTAGTTGCGTTTTGTGCAATTGTGCCATCAATTTCAATAGCATGGTATTGAGCTGAAGACAAATCTTCACCAGCAACTGCTGGGATACTTTCTTTATAACCCATTAGCCTTCTCCATTCATGTTAATGTATGCTTTAGCTAATTCAGAATCAGCTTGCATAACTAAGTTACGTGCAGCACTGAAAGACATTTTAGGGTCTTTTTCTTGTACTGCTTTCATACGACTCATTAAGATTTCATCAGGTGATTTACCTTCGTCATCTTTATTAATCGTATTATTTGCATGTTCATTTGTATCCATGCCGTTAGTACCTTCAGTTCCAGCAGACAGAACATCTAAAGTAAAGTTTAGACGTTCAATAACGCCCTTATCTTCTTTAAAGTCAGCCATGAATTTTTCACGTTGAGCTGGTGTGATTGTTTGAGATTTAACTAAAGCATCTAAGTTAGTAGTTAAATCAGTTTTTGCAGTTGCAAAGAATAGCTTCTCAGCTTCTTCTTCACGCTTTGCTTCATCAGCTTTAAACTTAGCAATAGCTGCGTCATCTTCTACTTTCTCTTTCGAGAACTTAGCAGTCTGTGCTTCTAGTGCTTCGTTCTTAGCATTAAGAGCAGCAATCTCTGCTTGCGCCTTTTCTAATTCGTTCATTGTGAACTCCTCAGTTTGCTTATTAATATTAATGGCAGTAAATGCCACACGTTTTTTAAAGGACAATTCCTCTTTACTCATATAGCTTGTTAAATCCGCTAACGTGTTAACAGCCGGTATATCCGCACCGAGTAACGCAACGCCTGACAAGACCCAAGTATATTGGCTTCCTTTATGTTCTACACCCATATCCAGTTCAACGGATACGTTTTTATACAATTTGTTCTGCATTGCAGTGTACACAACTTCTGGTATGTCTACGAACTTAGCCATTAGCTTAGTTCCTTCAACATAAACTTCTTCTACCCAGCCTAATGCTGGTTGGCCATCTGTAAACGGTTGCTCGTCATTGTGACCAAACTTTAATGGTACTTTATGAACTTCTTTTAATGAGTTAAAAGCAGCTGCCATCATATTGAGGTCTTCTACTTCAAAACTCATTCCGTTCCATTGGCCTATTGCGAATATTTCTGCTTTTAAATCCATAATACTTACTCCGTACGATACACAAAAAATTGGCTTTCTATTGTAGCCGTATTAGCTGAGGTATTCTCAAGTGAAAATAAATAAGACTTATCATTGTCAATGTACCATTCAGTTATCTTATTCTCTGCTGCACCGCCTGCAGGTTGATTCCCTGGAGCAGACTCAGGTTGTAGGATAAAATCTAAATGTAAGCCAAGGCTATTAGCATCTACCCAGGGATTGCCATATAGATTCATGCCTGAACTATTAACTGATGACCTGTTTAAATTATTTAAAGATAATAAAGTACCTAAGCTATTTACATCATAGCTCGGTGCTTCTCTAAAGTGCAATTTCATTGGGCCTTGGTCAGATGTAAAGCCAAAGTTCCTTACGTGCACATTGCTGTATCCGCTATCAACTAAGAATAGGTAGTAAGCTGTTGTAGCAGGTGGTACAAAGTACTCATCTTTATTTAACCAAGCTAAACCTCTGTGAATACGCTCATGCTCAGTGTTGATCGTTTTTAAAGCATTAAAAGACGAACGTATATTTTCTTCTGCGTTCTTAAATACATTCCAACCTTTTAATAATACTCTAGGACTTGCAGTAGCCATTATTTAAACCCCTCTTGTGGAGTCATAGTTGGTTCAGCACCTTCTACAAATGAATCAACATCATCTTCTGTAACTGGTATTAATAATGAACGGCAATTGTAATGATTAGGTGGTCTAAACTCTGCATGATTGCCATACCAAGCGACACTGTGGTCACCTCGGTTTTCAGCATCTAAATGGTTACATATCTGAGTTGTTCTATCATCTAGGATAGCAGAATACTCATAAGCAACGACATAACCGTCTAATGCTGGGTCTGTAAAGTAGGAGTGACGTGCCTCGTTAATGGCATCAAAGGTGCTAGTTCGGATAACTGTACGAATACGCGCATCTGGACTCGCCACTCCTAAAGCTTCGCCAAGTGCTTCCTTGGCTTGTTCTGTTGAAATCATACCTTTAGTTGCAAATGTGCGATAAATATCTTGTTCTACTTCATACCATGCTTTATCGTACTTAGCACCGTTTAATATCGCAGCTTCAATAGTAGAAACAGCTGCATCAGTGAAGTTACCTGTTATCTTAAACGCTTTGACTTTAAAATAATCATCAGCGATAAATTTCAAACGTTCTTGGTCATGATGAATTGAAAAACTCGTCTTCATAGCTTTATCAATTTCTAATGACGCATGCTTAACACCAGAAGAATATCCTTCTTTGAGCATAGCCTTTTGTATATTGTTTAATTTACGATTTAACTGCTTATCAACTTTTAAGCGTTTAATATTATCTGATACGTCATCAGTTAGTGGTCCACCTTCTTTAGCTTTAACAATTAAATCTTCAATTATAAAATCCATTGTCTTTGCCGTTTCTGCCGTGAAGTCATCTGTGATAGAGTCCGAGGTCTTGGCAATAACGGCGAAGTCGCACCGTCTAACTGCAGATGAGAAGGCAGTGACAGATACAAGGCCTTTGCCAATGATTGTGCTATCAACGGACAGAGCTTTATCCTCTTCTTCCTCCAAAGGCTTCTTATCGTCACCTTTTTCTTTGTCCTTTTTTTCTTCTTCATCTATAGCGCCAGTATCAGTATCACCGCTATTAGTACTATCGTCAACGTTACTGCCTTCTTGTCCTGGTTGCTCATCTTTAATTACCTCTGTTCCTTCTGGAAATTCAAGTAAATCTCTTATATGACTTTCATCAGATTCAGTATGTTGTACTGCGCCAGCTGATACTAAATCTTTCCAAGTGCTAAGCAATTCTAGCTTCTTAGAACCTGAAGCTGGTTTAAATTTAAAACGTGGCCAAGCATCATCGCCAAAATTTACTTTTGCAAGTTGTCTAAAAAGTTGTTCGTTGATTGCTTCTTCGAGACGATTCGCATCAGCCTCCAATGTCCACAAGAAAGCTTCAAGCTGATTAGTTGATTGGGCAAACGAACCAGTGTTGCCTTGTGGCGATACTCCCAACAAGTTAGGCACAAGCAACGCCCTTGCAATGGCGGTGTCATAATCATCAATCGCTTCCTTATAAGCTACATTATTTGCAGGATACTCACTAACGATATCTACGTTGTTTGGCAGTATCATACCTGTAGATGTTTGAATTGAGTTTAAAGCGTTTTGCATAGCAACATAATCAGCACTACCTGCAACGATAGTCTTGCCTTCTTTTGCTTGGATATATCTAAACCCACCGGCGTGGCGTTCTAAATACATATTGCGAAACTTAATAATAACGTCTTTACTGAACCAAGCACGATAAGCTTCACGTAATTCTGAACCGCCGTAATGCTCATCAGTATCAGGATTAACAATAAACTTAATGAACTTATTCAATTCTACTTTTTGTTCTTTACCTGCAATCTTCTGAATTGTATCTTCTACATTACCGTAGTCATCTGTTTTAAAGAAGAATGTATCAAATGGCTTAAGCTTTAATCGGTCAATACCCCACCAAGTAACTCCATCATATTCTATTTGACCAAACACCTTCTCAGTCATAGAGAAGCCATTGTACATGGCAGACATAATGCCATTAAGCCCGTCCATCCACGAACCTTTTAACTGGTCGACTATTTCATAGCTTAGTGATATACGTTTTTTTGCTTCTTCTTCTGACAGACCGTATTTCTCATGGTCTAATGAAAATAAAAACTCACGAGAAGTAACAGCATCACGTTTAAACTTAACAACAGCTTTTACTTGCTCATCTATCATCATCTTCTTATAAATGCCGAAACCCTTACGACTAATTAAATCATCGGGGTTATATTTCTCGAAGTCTGACATTGAATAGATAGAAGAAGACTCTGACCAAGCCACATCTTTTTCTGGAAGCGATTCTTCTTTCTTTTTAAATCTATCAGGTATGAAATCAATTAAAGCCATTAAGTTAATCCTGAGTCGTTGTTAGCAAATTGAGATTCAGTTACTATTTCTATCTCACTTGTTGAATCTCCTATAGTTGGAGATTGATTGGCAAATATCATAGAAGCACTATCAAACATATCAGGAGATTTAATACCATCGCGTTTCATTTCTTTCTTGCTAACTAAATCTTCTATACGTTCATCTTCTATTTTAGTTCTTATGCTGCACGTTTGTGCTGTGAAATCATCCCAATCGGACTCTATACAAAAATCTTCATCAATTATAATATGACCGTCTCTTAAACCATCTCTAAACACCATGGCAGTTCTTACACGTTGATTGCGCCATTGTTTAGTATCTACATTTTCTGTAGAACCTGCTTTAAAAACGATAACATTATATTTGTTTTCTAATATCAATGTACCTGCTGTGCCTGCACCAACACCTATACCGTCTACTATAAGTACGTCGCCATTAGATAAATTATAATTGTATTCTTCTGCAATTTGCATCATTGCTTGTGCGGCTAGTATAGAAGACTTAGCAGGAGGAAAAGAGAAGCGAAGTATTTTTTTAAATACAGTAAATGTTTGGTATTCTAATGCAACAGTGATAACAGTCTCATCTTCACCACCATCT